ACGTGGAATTCTAATGGAAACTTCTTGGATGAGAAGCTCTTCCATGTTCTTGGTTCTATACCACGTTTTCCTATTTTGAAAAATAGGAGAAAACTGTGTCCTTTAGTCATGGGGTTTAATTTACAAGACCCTTTATACAGAAGTTGGGATTTAAGTGGTTGGGGGTTACCCGACATAACTCTTATGCCATCATATAAGAGTTTAAACAAGTACGCTAAGAAACAGCCAATTATTGATCCAGATAAATGGCGTGGTGCTTGTAGTTTTATGGATAAGCACTTTTCCTCACTCAGTACTCAAGAGTGGGGTTTTGATGAGTGTTGTTCTCAATTGGAACCTAACTCATCACCTGGTCATGGCATTTCTAAAAGTCATGGTCTTAATAAAAATGTGCTTGCAGATCCTGTAATCGTTGCTGAGTTACAGGCTGCTTTTGATGCTGATAATTATTTATTTCCAGGTGCAATCTGGAATAATTCTTTGAAGGAAGAAATTCGGATTATGGAGAAAATTCTCCAAGAAAAGATTCGAACTTTTACTGCTGCTCCTATTACGTTTACATTGCTTTGTTCAAAATTTTGTGGTGCTTTTAATGAACTCTTTTATGCATCTGCTGGTAAAACAGCCAGTTGTGTGGGGGAGGATCTTTATCACTTAGGGTGGGACAATATGTTTAAGAGACTAAACGTCCACCCCAATGCGTACGAACTAGATGAGAGTGAATATGATTCCTCTCTGTTTCGGTGGTTGATGTATTCAATTTGTGAGTTTCGGTTTAAACGCTCTGACGGGTCTGAAAAGGTTCGTCAGGGTTTGTTTAGATTGTATGATAGCATTGTTAATACTGTTATTATAACAGCTGATGGTAATTTAGTGATGAAGGGCACTGGCAATCCCAGTGGCTCTTTTAACACTATTGTGGATAACACTTTAGGATTATATCTTTTGCTGTCTTATGCATGGATAATGGTGGTTAATGATAGTTATGAAGATTTCAATAACAATGTTGCCTTACTGCTTACTGGTGACGATAATACATTTTCGGTTAGTAATAAGTTTAATGATTTGTTTAATGCACGTGCAATTTCTTGCGTGTGGTCTGATATTGGTGTTACTACCACTTCTCCTTTTTATGATGCTCAGCGGCCCGATCAAGTTTCATTCTTATCTAGATCTTTCTCTAATGAATGTCAAGGCATTAAGGTTCCAATCTTATGCCGTGAAAAACTTGTAAAATCTCTGATGTATTCAGAGTACCCAGGCGATCCAGTTATGACTTTAACTCGTCTTGGTGGTATCCGTAACGTTTGTTTATTTGATACCGAAATGATGGTCTATTTGGACCAGCTTGTTGAACACATACGTGAAATGTATGATGTCCTTGAGGGTCACACCCTACCCTATCAAAATGCCCTAAAAGGCATTCTTAGTCGTTCTAAGCTCATTTGGCTATTTTTATCGCCTAGGGAGGAATCGAGTAATGATATTATGCCTCCCAAAATTTTATATATGAGTAATCAAGGAAAACAAAAATCCGCAGCTGGCGGTAAGAATACCAGCCCCAAAATTAAGAAAGATAAAAAGAAGGTCAAGAAGGCCGTTTCCAAGTTAAATATGGATCGTGCACTTTCTCGTGAGTTTCGCTCCGCCCGTGGGCCTGAGCGCATTACGAGTTTATATGGCCGTGAGCAAGCACGTCAGTTTGTTACTAACGGTGCAGTTAATGTTGCTAACCGTCAACTTGCTAAGAATGGTACTAATAAGAAGCTAACTAAAATTTGTCAGGATGTGATTTTATCACTAACACTTCCTGAAGGTCGTTTATTGCGCATAACTTCAGGTTTGCGTGCTCGCCCCACTGGTGCTTTTGCTCTTCGTGATGTAGCGCCGGTTTCTTTTTCAAATCCAGTTATCACTCCTGTGTATTCTGGTAGTGCCGCTTCTAATTTGCTGGTCTTTCGTTCAGCACTTTGTGCAACTATTCGATCCATTGGCATGGCTAGCTCTACTAATAAAGTTTCGTTCTATAGCGCTGGTTCTCCTGCTTTCTTTTTACCTGGCACCGATAGTGACGCTGCTTCTTTTAACCCGCGCGCCCTTGTTACAGGTCAAAATCCTGAAAACACTCTTTTGTCAGTTACCCCTACGCTCAATCCAATCCATGGTCCTTATCTTTACCCTTGTCGAACAAACAAGGGTGATAATCGTCGTGGTTTTTGGGTTGATGGAAACGCTACTATTTTCATTGGTACTACACCTCCAGGCATTGGTCCAACTGTTGTTTTCACTTTGGAAGCATTAGTTGGCGAGACCTGGACTTATCTTGTTGATCTTACTATTCCGGCATCAGGGTTGGGTAGTTATGTTCTCCAAAGTTCAGTTTATGGAGTTGGTGCGTATGTTGCTATTAATGTTCGTGGTACCTCAGGTTCAGGTTCAACTGTTGAGCTTTTTGTGGGCATAGGTGCTGCCCCCACTGGTGTCACTCTCTCATTTGGTACATGGGCTGGTGCTGCTTTAACTTGTATTGGTGGAACTGACATTTCTTATGGTCATCAGGCTTTGCCTGACATTGAGACTCAATTTACTAATATCAATGATATTAAGATTCTCGGTGCATCTGGAATGTTCACCAACACTTCTCAAGCAATAACTCGTCAAGGGCAATGTGTTGGTTTTACAGCACCCCCTAATGCTGATTGGACTGATTTTCTTGATTTTCAGAAGAATTCTGAGCGTCTTGGCAATGTTGTCAAAGAATCAAGCAAAGGTATGTATGGTTTTCTACTACCCGCTCAGCTCAGTGAGTTAACTACTTTTCCACCTGAGATTGAATGTTCCAATGAGGTCTCTGCTACGGAGATCACAGGACCAGAAGGTTTGTTGGATGGTGCTTTTATAATGCCACCCAATTCTCCTTTCTTAACTATAACTATGAGTATGGATCAATCCATTTCTCGTACTGGTCTTTTTCGCGTTGCTTTCAATGGTGAGTTTCTTAGTGAAAATCAGTGGAGAGAAGTTCGTTCTCCCACTTACAAAGAGGATCAAATCAAGCCAGCCCTTGAAGCGCTGATTGATGTTCCTGAGTATCATTCCAATGAGTTTCATTTGGCTGATGTTTGGGATTGGATTAAAGGTGCTGCGACTAGTGTTGTTGATGGTGTTCTTGAATATGGACCCGTCATTTTGAAAGGCGCTGCTCTTGGCGCTTCCTTACTAGCGTAAGCACTTTTCTTCTTTGTTAGGTTCTGGTGAAAAATTGGGAGATAAACCTACCGATCCAGATGAAATGACTGCTTTTCTACGTATTGCTGAATGGAAATTAATAAAACGTAAACACCTACTTTAGTATGGCGGCGTGAACCGCTTCGTATTAATGTAGGTAACATAGTGTCACACATCCAAAGAAGATGAATAGGGTTTAAACTTACTTGGTGACTGAAAGGGCCTTTTTAGAATTGTTCAGGTAAAAACAATCCGTCTGTCAACTGACCTTTGCAAGTAGTAAAGAATATTGACTGAATTTCCCTGCAGAAGTGGGAGGGTGTAGCAGCTGTTATGGTTTGTTGCTGCATTGCGTTGAAAACTGTTAAAAGATGGTAGTAATCTACCCCGTGGGACTGACGTTCCCCTGAAAGAAAAATAGGTTGTGTTTTCTAGTAATAGCCAAAGCGCG